AGAGCTGTCGCAAATGTCAATATACTCGAAGGTATACGTTTTTACGTTAGCTTTGCTTGCTCTTTTGCCTTCGGTGAAAATAAACTCATGGAGGGAAGTGCAAAGATCTTATCGCTCATTGCGAGAGATGAATCGCAACACTTAGTAATAACTCAACAGATATTAAAGAACTGGGCTAATGGTGATGACCCTGAGATGCAAGAGATAGTAGAGCAGGAGAAAGGAACCGTAACAGAAATGTTTAGGAAGTGTGTCGATGAAGAGAAGGAGTGGGCTAATTATCTCTTTAAAGATGGTAGTATAATTGGATTAAATGATAGACTGTTACATAATTATGTTGAATGGATTGCTAACAGACGTATGAAAGCAATAGGTCTAGATACAATATATGATGTACCATTGAGAAATAATCCTTTACCTTGGACAGAACACTGGCTCAATAGTAAAGGTCAACAAAACGCACCACAAGAAACGGAGATAGAAAGTTATGTCGTCGGAGGAATCAAACAAGATGTCACAGAAGGAACCTTCTCAGGATTCAAACTCTGAAGATATTGAATGGGACATAGAAGAATTGAAAGACTCTATTAAAAGATCAGCAGAACAGCAATGGGATGACCTATTAGATTCTGCTGGACAGCACTTGGTACCTGGATCTGCTGCTTTGATCTGGGAGATGGAAAAGAAAAAAGCAAAAGAGCTTGACATGGAATTGCAAAGGGACTATAATAAGAAAGTTGAGGGCGACGGTCATCAACAGGGAGTGACTGAATAATCTTTCTGGCAAACGCTGGATAAGGTGATACGACACAGGTGGTGCTGCTCTTCGGAGAATCGACTTACCAGTCGGGTCGTAGGCAGAGGTGATCTTACTAACTGTAGTAATGCCCTCCTCTTGTTGGTAATACAGGAATCCAACCTCCCACACACCCACACAAAGGTATCAAGGCGAACCCTTTTGTAAGGGTTTCCTGATATAAATAGTAAGTTAGGTAACAAAAGTTACCATTACGTTCGACCCGAAAGGGTTGCAAGTAAGTCGCGGAACGGAATCGTTCATCCCATGATCCCATTTTTAATTGCTACTTCCTTAACCTGCCCTGAGGCACATGAACTCGTCGATAAGATGAGTGCATATAATGTTTCAGACGAGACCAAGGTTGAAATGATTTCAATCGTTAAAGAAGAGACTGAGGGGTGTTGGGACGCAAACGACTGAAGGAACGGGCCTAAAAATCCAACTACTTCAGGAGAAGACCCATGCAAGCCACATACAGAGGTGTCATATACGACACAAGTAAGAAAGAAGGCAAGAGTCTACCTAAGTCTCTAACTTATAGGGGCAATAGGTATACCAGTAGCCAGTCAGACAGTTGTCATAAAGAGACCTATCAAGGACTCTACAGAGGAAGTAAATTCCAACGTGTTAAAACTGTTTGCGATTAATCTGAAACCGTGACATATGCTTACAGAGACCCTTGAAGGGTCTCTTTTTTTATGATATAATATAAATATTGAATAACCAATAGAGACTGTCATGAAAATATTCTTAGACTGCTCTGATGTCGATCTAATAAAACAATCATTTGCAACAGGGTTAATAGACGGTGTAACGACTAACCCTTCGTTGATGTTGAAGAATGGTCACAATCCTTTGGAAGTTATAAAAGAAATATCAGATATATTTCCATTCCATGCATCCATATCGGCAGAAGTAGTAGGTGAAACAGTAGAAGACATGCTAGCCATGGCTGATACTTATCTTGAGTTAGGTGCTAACATTACTATTAAAGTACCTTGTACAAGAACAGGTCTTAAAGCATGTAAAGATCTATCAGAGGATGATGTACCTGTTAATGTTACATTAGTATTCTCTGCTAACCAAGCTATACTTGCATCTAAAGCAGGTGCAAAATATGTGTCACCTTTTATAGGTAGATTAAACGATCAATACTGGGATGGTATTGGCACAGTGGAGGAAATTTCTGATGTATTTACAACGCACAATCGTGAGACTGAAATACTTGCTGCTTCAATTAGAGACCCAATTCAAGTCGCAAAGTGTTTTCGAGTGGGGGCTGATATCTGTACTCTGCCTTGGGATATATTTAATAAAATGTATGACCACTGCTTAACTGATTCGGGTCTCCAGAAATTTGATAATGATTGGACACAATTACAGAAGAGGCTACCATGAACGGACGCTTATCCAAAGTAGAAATGACTCATAAGCTTATCAAACTTAAAAATGAATTGCACGATAAATGTGAGCGAGGCGAAATGGGTGAGTGGGAATGTATAGGTGCGAACAAGTACCTTAACAGGTCATTGGATATACTAGAAGAATATTATCAATGAGCAATCAAAATTTAAAAGTACTAATAGCAGATTTAGAAAGGGCAGTTGCCTATTTAAAATCAGAAGTTTATTCTGACGTTGATGCTTATCGTATAGATAGAGGTGATGGGATTAAATCCTACGCACAAATCAACGATGAAGATGGAGAATGTGACTAATGGCATGGAAAGTACCCCAACGCCCTCAATGGGTGAAGGAATTTATGAAAACCCCTGGATATATCAAGGTGCAGCTTTCACTTCTGCTGATATTGGCGAGTTCTTCGGTTTTGTCTACAGGATTACAAATCTACAAACTGGGAAACAATATATCGGACGGAAGTACTTCACACAGCGCAGAAAGTCTGGAAATAGCAGACGCAAAAGGACGAGTGAAAGTAACTGGAAGGCATACTACGGAAGTTCTAAAGAACTTACAGAGGACAGGAAACTTTTGGGGAATGGAAACTTCAAAAGAGAAATAATAAGTTTACATAAGACACCAGGTAAGGTAAACTATGAGGAGACTCGACAGTTATTCATACATAATGTGTTGACTGAAGAGAATTCTGATGGTACTCCAGCGTATTACAATAGTAATATACTGGGTAGGTATATGAGGAAGGACTATTTCAAAACTGGCACACAAGATTGACACTCTTGTATCTTGGTGCTATAATTTACCCATAGATGAGGAACAATTATGAGTTGTGGACTACATACAAAATTTGATAAGGCAGTTGATGCAGTCAAAGAGGCATTTAAAGCTGCAGTAGATACTAAAGACTTTGATAGAAGCACCTTGAGTGAGGTATGGAGACACTACCAAGGACTACAGACTATTGCTGAGGGGTTACCAAGTGAAAGACCTGACCTTGGTCCTGATCTGGTTAACATTCAGTTCCCAGATGGGACTTATAATCCAGACTATAATATAACAGTACCTACTGGTGATGATAATATTAGTTTCGATACTAATAATCTATCATTTGATCCAACCACACCAATAACCTTTGGAGAAACTGGCACAGTTACAGTACCTGATTCTGAGGATGATGCTAAGATAGTCCTATAGTCTTCACCAATAGACTCTAAACTCGATGGTTTTAAGCCCGACAGAAATCAAATATTATCAGGGGTGCCATGAGCACCCCTTTCTACTATGGAATGGTTAGTTGAACAAAAAATGCTTTGTGCCAAAGTGCACGATGATGCCTTTCAGGAGTTAAAAGAGTATACTAATGCTGCTTTTGAGAGGGGTAGACCTTTAGGAGACCATCCTAATTATTCTATTAATACTACTGATCGTGAGAACGCAGAGTATGTGATGGACATACCACCGTTGTTTGATGTGTATGTTAGGAAGGCAATTCATAATAATTTTCTGTTACACAAGGCAGAGATGGGAGTGTATGGTATAGATGAAACGAAACTACAGGTAGTAAAGATGTGGGCTAACAAGATGCGTAAGGGAGATCAGCATCAGTTACATACACATTCCTTTTCTTTATACTCATTCTCTGTATACCTTGATGTTACAGAAAACGATGCACCTTTTGTGTTTGTTAATGAAGCACAGGTGTCACCAGTTTATGTAAACGAGAATTCAAATCAGCATATCCTGATATTTCCATCCAAGTTATTACACACAGTTTATCCCAAGTTAACTGATGGGGTGCGGGTTTCCGTTTCTGGAAACGTAGTCATAAACCCATTTGACTGTGCTGTGAAACCCTAACATAGGTATTTTTACCTTGACAGAAACTTTACATTTGCTATATAATTGTGTAATGTTTCTTAACATAACATGACAAGTTCAACCGCAAGGTATGTCACCACAGAAGATGGTGGCAGACAAAACATGTTCGCTGCAGAACCTCAAATTGAGGTAATGGAAGTGGACTATTGGAAGAACGCAGAACAAACTAATGGTCGCCTAGCGATGATTGGTTTCTTTGCAGCAGTGCATAACTACATCTTATTTGGTGCAGTTATTCCTGGCATCTTCTAAGACCATAGGTCTCTTACACCACCAGCATATGCTGGTCACTTTCTAACCCTTATACAAATCTAACGAAAGGAGAAAAACAATGAACGAAAAAGCAGAATTAGCCAACGGACGTTGGGCAATGATCGGAATCATCTCAGCATTAGGTGCTTATGCTGTCTCAGGTCAAATCATCCCAGGAGTATTCTAAGATGGAAAATACTTCTAACTTCGACATCTGGCAAAGAGCCAATGGTCGTGCAGCAATGATGATTTTCTGGGCAATCATAGGTGCTTACACATACGTTAAGTACTTTGCTTAAGATCAAAAAAGCATAAATACCTATTCGTAACATTTCGATACAATACAATGAGCGACTTATCAGCCGCATCAAACAGTATATCACCACTAGTAGCAGTCCTCTGGGTTTTTTATCCCATGGCTGCTTTAGTGTTGATTGAATTATTTTTAAGAGCAATTAATAATGACGATGATGACGACACCAATGGCGGTAAAGGCATCAGAATAGCACAACCAATACCAGTACCATCAGGAGCATAATGTATCAAATCTTATTTCTATTATCACTAGTCGCATTCACTTATACCAATGTCGGTCAATACGCTTTTCAGTAGTCCTTACTACGCATTATATGAATTCGCTTTCTTCTGTGCAGTTGGTTTCACCGCAGGATCGGTGGGTTTAATATGAAACAAGAATGTTTAACAATTTTAGAAAGGTTTGGTTACTCTGGCAAGAATGCTGAGGCATGTGCTGAAGAGTGGTCAAGTAAATTTAATGTGACATTTGGTCTGGTAAAGTACTACGAGACCTACTTTAATAAATAAATTTAAGTTTAAAAATTTTTTTATCATGGCTAGAGATCCTAATAACACTTCTCGTTGGGTAGCAACCCGTAAAGTAGATGGCGAGATTGAATACCTTGTTTCGCATACTGCATGGTCAGAGCATGCTGGATGGGCAAAAGTTTTTGACGCACAGAAAGAAGCAAGAGAGTATCTTAAAGAAGCAGGTTTGAAAGGAACCATACGCAAACATAAATGACATACGCAGCTCCTGATGTACTTCCTTATGATGAATGGTTTGACCCCGATTACAAATACGATCCAGATAAACTGGATGACTATGGTAGACCACCCAACCCCTTAGATTCTATGCCTATTGCGACTGATAAAGGTTTGATACCAGACCCTATAGAAGAAACTATGCATGAGAAAATGTATAGATTAGCAGTGCAAAAGCATTCACCTTGGAAAGGTGGAGGATCTGAGAACTGGCAGGAAAGACATTGTGGAGGATCAGAACAAATACATTCTTAAATTATTATGATATTCTGGATTGGATTTATTATTATGTTCCTCAATGAGGGATTCGTTATGATGCGACACGTATCACCGTGGTTTGCAAGGCAAAGAGATAAACTTATCTCAAAGTATGGTGATAATATCTGGTATAGATTCCACGGTACTTTAGATTATGTTTGGATGGGTCTTGTGACACTTGGGTTGATAGTCAACCCTAATAGATTGCTGCATATAGTAGCGTTAGGCACCTTTTGGGGTGCTTCTTTTTTGATATTTTATTTTCCAAGGTGGATTAAACGATGATTATATGGAGTCAGAATCAAAATCTTCCTGATAATACTTTAGAGAAGGTTAAAAAATTAGTTGGTAGAAAGGTAAACGAGAAACCATTTGAGTTGTATACTACCTACGGTCCTCGTGAGCATGAGGAAGAGGAGACTGAGGTACTTAATGCTATAGTACCCTTCTATAGAAATAAGATGGAAGAGATAATGAGAGTGATGGGTATGCAGGATAGATCTGCATATCAATTTAACCTTTGGCTTCAAGGGTATACTAAGAGATCACCAGGTCATCCTAATCATGCTCATTTTTCTGGGGATGAGATCCTATCATGGTGTCATATAATACAATCTGTAGATCAAAATCCTTTCTACTTTGAATCTGATAAAGGGTATAAGATATACCCTGAACATCAGAGTAGTGGGGATATAAATGTGTGGCCAGCATGGGTAATGCATGGTGCTGACCCTCTTAATGTTGATGGTAACAGGATTATAATTGCTGGTAATATTATACTACAGGCAGTGACAGACCATCAGATTATGGCTAAGTGTACCAGAGAAAGTAATGAGGATAAGGGTGGTAACAAAACTGAGTGGACATCCAAAGCAACATGGGTTTCTTGACAAACGCTTAACATTCTGTTACTATAAATAAACTGAGGTGAGGTTTTCCTCATCTTTTTCATACCCCAAACCAAGACCACGGGGAGTGCTGGTTAGCACACGTCTTATCATACTGTTCAACTAACCGTTCTATTAATCAAATGACAACTCTACAACGTAGAGAGCAGTCACCTTTGGCTAATTGGAGTGAGTTTTGCGAATGGGTAACAAGTACGGACAACAGACTTTATGTCGGTTGGTTCGGAGTCCTTATGATTCCTTGCTTGTTGGCTGCTGCCACTTGCTTCATTGTAGCTTTTATTGCTGCTCCTCCTGTCGATATCGATGGGATCAGAGAACCCGTAGCAGGTTCTTTAATGTATGGTAACAACATCATCTCTGGTGCTGTAGTTCCATCTTCAAATGCTATAGGTATGCACTTCTATCCCATATGGGAAGCCGCCACTATTGATGAGTGGCTGTACAATGGTGGTCCATATCAATTAATCA